CGATCCTTCATCATGTACGGGTTCTCTTCGGCCTTCAACAGCATCCCGTCGTTGGCAATCACAACGATCGCCTCAACCATGTCCTGATAATCTTCCGCCGCCGACTCTTCGGGGAACAGCTCGACTACATCCTCGTCGTTACCGGTCAAATACTCCCGCGGCACCAAGCCGTAGTAAGTTAAGAGCTTGACCTTCTCGTCTTGAAACTGACTGATCTCTTGCGTCGGCTCCAGATCCGTCTCTTCGTACGTCGGTGTGATGTTGACCTTGCGATAGATACCGCGCTCGATGTTTCTCACCACCTTGTGGATCGACACATACTTCTCAATCGCCACACCCATGCAGTCATCGACTGTTGTGCCGTTCGGGTCAAACAGGAAATTCTTGGGGTTGACCGGCACCAACTTGACCGATACGCGCGGCTTTTCAACCACACCAATGGCCGCCTGCCCCATCTGTCCGGGGATCGCTTGCGTCGCTGGGATGTATTCTTTCTCCATGCCGACGACGATTTCGCCAATCCCGGTGCCATAGATTTCAGCTAACAACTCGATCTGATCGATCGCTTTTCTAATCTTGTCCTTCTTGAAGTCTTCCATCAACTGGCGCTTGATCATCTCCACGTCCAGCGGGCTGCCGTCGATGTCCTTCAAGTCGTCTTCGATGTCGAAGTATTCGCCTGAACCAAAGATCGCTTCCATGATCTCGGCGTGGCGAGTTTCCACCGCCTGCTGCGTCATCGGCGTGACCAAGCGGGAGCGTTCAGATTCGCGGGTCTTGTCTTCGACTGCCCATTCGCCACGGAAGATACGTTCGTATTCTTCCCAGCTTGGCAGGAAATTGATATCTCGGTAGGTACGCCACCGATCACAATGGTCGGTAACAAAAGCAATTAACTCTTTATCGGCCTCATCCGGCTGATCAAAGTCGTTTTGATCCATCTCACACTCCAGCGATCACGTCGATTGGTTCCCAATCATCATCCGCGTCGTCCGCAAAGTACGAGGTTACGGCCAACTGGTCTATGTAGGACAATGCATCGGGCAGGTCATCATGCACGCCCTGCGCAGGAAACAACAGCAGTTGGTCGAGGAATGTTTCCCAGTCGCCGTCTTCGTTTAGCATAATCCTGCCATGCTCGAAACGACCCTGGAGTCCCCAGATTATCCGGTCGGCTTTTTTTCGGTTGCCATGCGTCAGGTCAACTATGTGCGAATATACATTATTCTTCCGCATTAAGTCACTCAAATACGGCAAAACCGCGTTCTTTAGCGCCCCACGCTCAATCCCCACGCTCATCGGCCGGTAGTCGCGCATGGCCATCAGAATCTTCGCCGCTGTCTCCCGGATGTCCCAGCGCCCGTGCTGAATCTCCTTGACCCACCACATCCCGTCCTCGGTCACCTTCACAATCGCAATCGCCGACTCATCTAACCGCTTCTTGGAGTTCGCCGCTTGCTTGGCCACTTCCTCAAACCCAGCCAAGTCCACCGCCACGTAATAGTTGCCATACTGCGGCTCGTCGCTGTACCGAATCCACTCTTCCTTGAACACGTCCGAGCCGGCGTTATCGAAGCTCGCCATGTATTCTTGCTTGAACGCAAACGTCGACAAAGTTTTCTTTGCCGACTCGATTTCGGTCGGGTCGATCAGCGGGTTGTCCTTGGTGGTGAAGTGCCAGCTCTTCCAATCGCTATCCTTATCTGTCTGCCCCAACTTGTACAAGTCGTGGAACCAATTGCGCCCCTTGGGCGTGCCAATGAACAACCCGCGCCCCTTCTTGTCCGACAACGACGCTCGAATGACCTGCTCCCACGCCTCGGGCTTAATATCTGCTACCTCATCCAGTACGGCGTAGGTCAAGCTCACCCCGCGCAGGGTGTCGGGCCGGTCGGCGCCTCTGACGTAAATCGTCGCCCCGTTAATTAGCGTGATGTCCTGGTTGTTGATGTGACTGTTGGCGATCACGTCGCGGCCCAGGTCGAGCAACACGTTCCAGATAATCTGCCGCGCCTGACCCTGAGTCGGCGCGACATACAGCACGGC